CCAAGAAAAAGTGTGATGACTCGTTACGCTAAGAAGATGATTCGTCCAGAGTTCTATGGATTGATTAAGTGTAAATCTTTGGATTTAATTTAAACAACTCGTAGTTGAATCAATAAAAATGGGGAAACTTTTGTTTCCCCATTTTTTTGTATATTTATAACTGATATTAATTTAACAAGGCCTTATGGCCATAACTGATTTTCCCGCGGCTGGGTAAATCAAGGAGAAAATCAAAATGGCAAATGACATTAAACAAGTAACTAATGTTAACGGTGGTAAAATGAACCTCGGTGACATTGAAAAAGCTGCTATTCGTGGCGTTGAGCAAGGTAAAAATGCAATTGAATTATTGTATGGTGGAGTTCAAAGGGAAACCGGCGATGAAGCTTTTACAATAAAAGAAGATATTAACTTCTTAATTTTTGCTGGTAATGTTACCTCATCTCGTGTAATAACTCTACCTGTTGCTAGAGCTGGTAGACACATCAAACTATTTTGGGAAGTAGAACAAGCTGGTAATGATAGAGTTTTAACATGTGCTGGTTCTGATACCATCGGTGGTAATATCTTCACATCAGTTGCTGGTAACGCTGCTGGTGATGGTGATGTTGTCGCAGTAGCATTGAGTTCAACTGCTATAACTTTCGTTGACGATGTAAACATCGGAAGTGAAGCTGATTTGTACTGTGGTGTTGACGGACAATGGTTAATCTCTGCTCATTTAGTAGTTGATGCTGTTGGTAGTGTTCCAACCGTTGCTTAATAATTAATTTTATTAATCAAAATACTCAAGGGGATGGAAACATCCCCTTTTGTTTTGTATAATCATAATATTTATATACGAGGAATATTATGCCAAAATTAACATATGTTTATCAAGATCCTGAATCATTTAACTCTGGTGAGACTCCATATGGTACATATGATTCAGATTCAACCTTTCAAACCGATATCGTTTCAGTAACCAAGTGGGTAGCAAAAAGATTAGGATATCCAGTATTACAATTAGAAATACCAAGTGGTTCTATATATGCTTGTTTTGAAGAATCCATTAGTGAGTATTCACAACACATCAACAACTATAACATCAAGAATTGGATGTGGGAACAATACGGTGAGAAGAATAGGATATCAGGCTCATTAAGTACAGGCTCATCTAATCCTGTTACACCATCGGTTGGAGCTTCAATAGCATTATCAGATAAATATGGACAGGTTGCTGGATTAAATGAAAACTACGATTTGAAAAAAGGACACATCGTATTGACTGGCTCAAAACAAGATTATGATTTACAAGACATATGGGCAAGTGTTAGTGAGAGTAATAGAAGAATTGAGGTTCAAAGGGTATTCAATCATATGCCATCTTCAATAACAAGATTTTACGATCCTTATGCTGGTACTTTTGACCAAAGACAATTGTTGGATGCTTTTGGTTTTGGTAATGTATCACCAGCAATATCATTCATACTGAAACCAATCTCGTATGATTTGGCTAGAGCAAATGCCATAGAGACATCCGACTTGGTTAGAAAGAGTGCTTACAGTTTTGAACTACACAATAATAATTTAAGAATTTTTCCAAGACCTTTGGATGGTGATACTGGCTCAAAGATTTATTTTGAATACTATGTAAAGGATGATGTTAGAAATACCAATAATGAAAATGCTGGATTGCAGGGTGGTGTATCAGATCCGTCAAATGTGCCTTATCAATTTATAACCTATAATTCTATAAATGCACCTGGTCGACAATGGATAAGAAAGTATACCGCTGCTTTGGCAAAAGAATTATTGGGTATTATACGAAGTAAATATAGTTCTATGCCCATACCCGATGGTGAGGTGACTCTTGATGGAGAGGGATTAAAGACAGAGGGTAGGGAAGAAAAGACACAGTTGTTAGAAGAGTTAAAAGAATTTTTGGAATCAGTAAGTTTAACCGAGAAGTTAAAGGCTGAAGCTGAGGAAGCAAATGCTCAACAAGAGGTTTTAGCAAAAGCTCCATTACCAATTTTTATAGGATAGTCAAATGTCTGCTACAAGACCATTTTTCATATCACAGAATGAAATAAATCTCATTGATTCCATGAATGAGGAATTAATAGATGAGATGGTTGGTCAAGTTGTTGATATTTATAAAGTGAATACCTCTCATACAAAAGATAATATCTATGGTGAGAGTACAACAAAATATTTTAATGTTGGATTTAGAGTGAATTGTTTAATAAGATACAATGCGCCAGAGGTCGAACAATTCAATGATGTAGGACCTGATAACAATTCTACGATAGATTTGATGTTTCAGAGGAATAATTTGGCTAGTGGTAGTTTGAATTTTATGCCAGAGGCTGGTGATATATGTGATTGGAATGATTACTATTGGGAAATCAATGGTGTTACTGAACCACAATTAATCGGTGGTCATCCAACTTTCAATCATTCTATCAAGGCTACGGCACATCGTAGTAGATTATCATCATTACAGATTGAAGAGAGACCAAGATGATTAAGTTAAGGGATTTAATAACAGAAACAGTAGATGAAAAAGTATTAAGATTATCTAAGGATGGCGCTTCTAAACCATTTTTAAAGGACTTTGATAAGGTATTTAAAAAGAAGTCTAAAGAATTAGGATATGGTAAATTGAAGAAAAACACCCAAACTTTAAATGTTCAGGTGTCTGAACCAGCTGGATTTGATAAACCAATCAAAAGAGAAAGGATAACTGGTATGGAAATTGATTATCAATTTGATGAGGGGGTAAATCCAGGTTCAAAATCTTACAAGTATTCATTAGATGATTTTAAAAAAGATTTAAAAAACTTTAGAGGGTATAAAATAAAAGAAAAACTGCCAGTAATTTTTGAATTGACCAAAGGGGATTTTGTATATAGTATAAGTTACATAGCAACTTTTACTGGTGTATTTGTAATTGGAAACACGAGAAAATGATTAAATTAAAAGAATTATTAGAAGGAACCTGTGGGTATGGTATAGATGGAAAAATAGGTGAGGAGCCGGCAGGTCCTCATTTGATGAAAAAAATAAAAGCCATATCCAAAGACAAGAAAAAGAAAAAGACCGATAAGGAGATGTTAAAATCGGTGAGTGAAAATACCTGCATTCATTGTGGAAACATCATGGATGAAAATCTAAAGAAGTGGTTTTCAGACAGATGGGTGAACATCGGAAAGAAGAAAAAGGGTGGTGGACATCCACCATGTGGTACAAGTGGAAAGAAAAGAGGATATGCTAAATGTGTACCAGCAAGTAAAGCTGCTGGTATGACTAAGAAACAAAAAGCAAGTGCTACTCGTAGAAAGAGAGCAGCACAGAATAAAGCTGGAAGAGGTGGAACATCATCACTAAAGGGTGGTGGTAAAAAACCAATAATGGTTTCGACAAAACCAAAGAAGTAGGAGAGTAAAAATCATGATTAAACTAATAGATTTATTAGAACAAAAATATAAAGAGTGCCCACCATCGACACAGGATATTGAATTAAATACTAAAAACAGAGACGCTACTGTAAAGGATTATAATTATGGTCCTTTGAATGTAGATAAACCTGGTGATTATTGGGAAAAGGTTGCTGATAAATGGAACACTACGGTAGAGGCAGCCAAAACATCATTGTGTGCTAATTGTACAGCATTTGACATATCACCGAGAATGTTAGAGTGTATGCCAGGTGAAACATCAGACGATGATGGTGTCTTAGGATATTGTTGGATGCATCATTTTAAGTGTCATTCGGCCAGAGCTTGTCATACTTGGGCAAAAGGTGGTCCTATAAAAGACGATAAGGTTTCTTATATTTGGGGTAAAAAAGCATTTGGAGAAAAAGATGAAGTTAGAAGAGTTAGTAGGTAAAAAACTTACAGAAGAACAATTTGATGAGGCAGCTGGTAAGAAGGATGCCTGTTATCATAAAGTAAAAGCACGATACGATGTTTGGCCATCTGCATATGCAAGTGGTGCTTTGGTAAAGTGTCGTAAGGTTGGTGCAAAGAATTGGGGTAATAAATCTAAGAAAGAAGGTGTAAAAGAAGCTGGATTTCCTGCAAAACTTTCTCCACCATCTAAACCAAAGGTAAAGAAGGCTCAGAAAGTTTGGATGAAAAAATACATGAATCCAACAGGTGGACCTAATGTAATAAAATTAAGAAAAGATGGTAGACCACCATTTCCTACTAATAAAAATTACGATAAATTAATAAAAAAGTTTCCGTTTTTAAAAGAAGGTGTGAATGAACAAGATGTGTTTATGGAATCAATTGCAAAAGATGGTATTACAGAAACTCACATCTATTGGGAATCCGATGGTAAACCACATGGATATACTTTTAATTTTGTCAATGAACTGAATGAAGCAGAGTATCAAGGTCGTAAGGTAAAGCTTGGTAAGGTCATGCAAGGTGATACCAAGAAATTCAAGGTATATGTTAAAAATCCAAAGGGTAATGTCGTTAAGGTAAACTTCGGACAAGGTGGAGATGCCAAAGGTGGTACAATGAGAATTAGAAAATCAAATCCAGCAGCCCGTAAATCATTTAGGGCTAGACACAATTGTGACAATCCTGGACCAAGACATAAGGCTCGTTATTGGAGTTGCAAGAAGTGGTAGATGGCAATACAATTATTAGATAAAGTATTAGTGATGAAACCAAGAAGGTCTAACTTGGTTAAATCAACACCCGTAGAAAAAGCAGTAGACAACACGATAGACAACATCTATGGAGAACCACAGTCGGATAAATTTGACGAGATAATAGATTTATTAAAACAAGGTAATATCTACGGAGAAAAGAAAGAAATTACTTTGGGTGCTGTTGAAGTACCGATAGAAAAACAAATCAGTATTGATAAGGCTTCAACCAAAGGGTTGAAATCACAAGAGTATAAAAACACAACCGAAAGTAAGGTTGATAAACTAAGGAAGTTGAGACGTGGCAATTAAACCCATAACGAATACAAATGCTCCAAACGAATCTAGTATTAATCGTGAAGAACAATTAAGCATTCGTAGTGAGAAAGGTAATCCAAGAGTAGTCATAAAAAAGGGAACTGGTCTTGATGCTGGTAAGGGATTTGCCATTGGATTGAAAGAAATCGATACTGCTATCATCGGTCATATGAACAACATAATGAAACCACGTGTTAAAGAATCCAATGAGATGATAAAGGTGCCGGTTCTATATGGTAATGAAGAAAGATGGAAGTCAGTTAGGAATCGTGGAACTTTACGAGATTCAAACGGTGCTTTATTATTACCCATCATCGTGATTAAAAGAACCTCATTATCTATGAATGACCAAATGCCACTTTCATTTGACAATGATGTTAAAGGTAAGTTCATCTCTGTCATACGTTCAAGTAATGGATGGAGTAAAAATAATCGATATGATAGGTTTGCCATATTGACTGGTCAAAAACCAGTGGAAGAATTCGTTAAGACTGGCATGCCTGATTTTGTTGTTTGTAATTATACGATTGTCATGATGACTGCTTACATGGAACAGATGAATGACTTAAATACCTTGATGATTGAACATTTAGAAACCTATTGGGGAGACCAAACAAGTTATAGATTTTTAACTGGAATGGATGGTGATATATCCAATGAAGAACAGATGGAATCACAAGGTGAAAGATTAATCAGAAATGAGTTCAGCATGAGTGTCAAAGGATATATGATACCTGAATTCACAGACAACGTATTTGGAAAAACAGCTGAATTAGGAAGAGGATATAATCCAAAAAAGATATCGTTTTCCGAAAAAATTATATAATTATATATGTATATACTTTTACAAACAAATCAAAAACCTACTTAGGAGTTACAAATGTCAGAAGAAATTAAATTTACAGATGAAGAGCTAAAATCTCTTGGTGAATTGCAAACAGCATACCAACGCATTACAAATGCATACGGACAGATTGCTTTAGCTAAACACAACCTTGAGGCTCAAGAAGCATCAGTAAAACAAGAGTTTGAATCTGCAAAAGCAAACGAACAAAAACTGTTGAATGAAATCACAGAAAAGTATGGTCCAGGTCAGTTAGATCCTCAAACAGGTGTTTTTACTCCAGTTCCTACTGAAACCGAAGCTACAGAATAAAAAAACAAGATAGTAAGTCATAATAAAAGTCTTTTTGATTTTTTTTGTAATATTTATATATGAATAATTACAAATTTTATATCATTCTCGGAGACTTTTCATGGCAGAAAAAATTCTATCACCAGGTGTATTTACAAATGAAATAGACCAATCATTTTTACCAGCAACCGCAGGACCCATCGGTGCTGCCATCGTAGGTCCAACGGTTAAAGGTCCTGTTTTAATACCAACCATCGTAAACTCATATAGTGAATATGTTCAAATATTTGGTGAGTTAATAGAAAGTGGTTCGGATAATTATCAATACCTAACCTCACATACTGCTAAAGAGTATTTGAGACAAGGAGGCCCCGCAACAATAATAAGAATAGCTGATCCTGATTCAGTTGGAACAAAAGCTAGTGCAGTAGTTAAGGCGCCGGATTCAAGTGAAGGTGAAGCAAAAGCATCGGGTTCAGTAACATTTAATGCTGTACCAAGTGGTTCGATAACAGGAGATCCTGATGAAGTTCAGATTGGTAATGTTCAATTTACTTTTGTATCCTCTTCTGCCGGTTTACAAAATAGTTCAACACAGATATTTGTTCCTTTTGTAGATTCTTTAGATGCTGCCTCATCCACAACCACGGTTGCTGCTGATTTGGTATTGGCAATAAATGACAATGAACTTAGTGGTAACACCAATTTAGGTGTGACTGCTTCAAATGCTGCCAATGTTGTTTTTATATCAGGTTCTAGTACAGGTACAAGTGCAAACCTTTCGGTTGCTATTGATGCTACAGTAGTTAATTTTGCTACAGCAGTAAATGTACAAGGTGGAACAGATAGTTCGGTTGGTGGTCAAGATTTATTCACAATAGAGGTATTGGGTAATGGTCCTACTTTCAATAGTACGAGTTCCTTTGGAGATGACAACATATTATTACCATTGACAAGTTCTGCTGGTAATGACCAATTCTCAACTGGTAACTTTGGTGGAAGACCTGATAACTTTAGATTTGAAATATCTCAAAGAAATTTGAAAAAAGGTACATTCACGCTTGTGTTAAGACAAGGTGACGATAGTACAAAGAGTAAAAAAGTAATTGAAACTTTTGAAAACATATCATTAGATCCAGGTGCTTCTAATTACATCTTAAAGAGAATTGGTAACACTACAAACACCATATCCGTTGAAGATGGTCAAGCATTTATTCAACCAACTGGTGAGTTTCCAAACAAATCAAATAACATTAGAATTAAAACCGTACATGTAACAACACCGAATTACTTAAAAGAAGACGGAACTGTTGATAGTGGTAGGTATGTGGATTCAAGTTCTTTCTTACCAGCAGTTGGTAGTGGAAGTCACGGTGGTGCTTTTACTGGTGGAGACTTTGGTAGTGAAATAGAACATCCGTTTAATTTTTACGATACCATAAATGCTAGTAATTCACAAGGTGTGGATATGTCAGAGAGTGCTGCTGTTGTCGGTGCTTCAAGTGTCGGTGGTGGATATGCTACGGCAATAAACCTACTGAAGAACAAGGACGAATTTGATATTAACTTATTGTTCTTACCAGGTGTAGTTGACCAACTTGATGACCATTCTACCGTGATAGGAAATGCTATTCAGATGTGTGAAGACAGAGGTGATTGTTTCTTAGTGTATGATAACGTTTCTAAAACATCCACGGTTGCAACTGCTAAATCAAACACAGAGGCACGTAACTCAAGTTATGCCGCTGTATATTATCCGTGGGTACAGATTCAAGATGCCACAACAGGTAACTTCAGATTCGTACCACCATCAACCGTGATTGCTGGTGTTTATCACTTCAACGATACCGTAGGACAACCGTGGTTTGCTCCTGCTGGTTTGAATCGAGGTGGTATTGATAGTGCGGTTCAGGCATATAAAAAATTAACACAAGGTAATCGTGATGACTTATATGATTCAAATGTCAATCCGATTGCTACCTTTCCAGGTCAAGGTGTTACGGTCTTTGGACAAAAGACAATACAGAAGAAAGCAAGTGCTTTAGACAGAGTTAATGTAAGAAGACTATTAATTAACTTGAAGAAATTTGTTGCGAACTCATCAAGGAACTTGGTATTTGAACAAAATACAAGTGATTTGAGAAATCAGTTCTTGAACATTGTCAATCCTTACATGGAACAAGTACAGGCAAATCAAGGGTTGAATGCTTTCAGAGTCGTAATGGATGATTCAAATAACACACCAGAGACGATTGATAGAAATCAGTTGATTGGTCAGATATTTATCCAACCAGCAAGAACTGCTGAATTCATCGTATTAGACTTTGTTGTTCAACCAACAGGAGCTGCTTTTCCTGAGTAATTTTTAGGAAAATAGATATTTATTATTGGAGATAAAACATGGCAGAATTATTAGAAGCGAATAAGATATTTTACACACCGTATGAACCGAAGTTAAAAAATCGGTTTATCATGGAAATATCTGGTATTCCAGCCTTTACAATTAAAACAATGCAAAGACCACAGATTACTTTTGACGAAGTAGTATTGGAACACATGAATGTGACCAAGTATGTCAAGGGTAAAGGTCGTTGGCAAACACTACAGATTACTCTGTATGATCCTATTGTTCCATCTGCCTCATCTGCCGTAATAGAGTGGATTAGATTACATCATGAGAGTGCTACTGGTCGTGATGGATACCAAGACTTTTATAAAAAGAATGTAACGTTTAATCTATTGGGTCCTGTCGGTGATATCATTGAAAAATGGACACTATACGGAACATACATTCAAGACGCTGCTTTTGGTGATTTGGACTTTGCTGATTCTAATCCAGTTGAAATCACACTAACATTAAGATACGATTACGCTATATTGGAGTTCTAAATGAAAAACATACTTAAATTATTATTATCAGGAATTATTCTTTTCGGTGCTGTACCAACAGTAAATGCCATGGATATGAACATGAATAATATGGAAGAAGTCAAGAAGAAGAAAAAGAAAGGTAAGAAGATTGGTGGTAAAAAAGGTAAGAAATCTAAAAAAGGTTTCTTCTCTAAAATTTTTGGCTCGAAGTAGTAAATAGTTTTAAAATCAAGGAGTTATAATGTCAGAACATAAGTTCCCTACGGAAGTTATTGATTTACCGTCT